TCTCCTTTAACCCTTGTAATCTTTTATAATTTGCATTTCTGCTAAAATTATCTGTTGCTTAAATATGTTTACTCCAAAATAAGAAGCTTTAAATGTTGGCTGGTTTCCTGTTTGACCAGTTTGCCTGTTATAAAATCTCATTCTTCTGCTTGGTATCAATAACTGGAACTCTCTTTCTCTCATAGTGGTATTGATAACACTGTCAGATAAAATATTTAATGGTAAAAGTAATGCAAATGGTTTTTTCAATTCAAGACATCTTTCCCAATAAACTCTTTTATTTGTATATGGAGGATTGCTAATTATAATATCCCATTGTTCTGGCTCGTAAGTTAGAAAATCTTGTCCATAATCTATGTGAGAATATACAACCTTAAATCCATTTTCAGTTAACACTTTTACAAATTGACTATCTTCTCTATCAAAGGGACACCAAATTATTTTATCTTTTAGGTGTTGAATATGTGGCAATAATACCTCTACTCCATATCTTGGCGTATATTGCTCGTCTCCACCCCCTCGTTGATAATATACCTGATTATTCATTTTATATTTCCTTTAACCCTTGTAATCTTTTTTCTACTTCTTTTTTAGAGTATGTATGGTCTCCGATTTTAATTGTTTCTTCTAAGACCTTTAATATCCTTTGACATTGAGTTGGCTTTTTTAATAGTTTTTCCATAGTTTTATTGATTATCTTGTAATCTTGAACCGATGAATCTTTCACCTTGCTTAATTTTTATAGCTGACTGAATGAAACTAATCATTGATTGAGTTGAGTTCATTATGTTTTCATAATTGTTTTTCTCATTCTCTTTGATGATGACTAGTTTTTCTAAGTCTTTAACCTCACTCTTTGCTCTTGCTCTTGCTAAGGTTATCTTACTTTCAGCTTCTCCGTAATATTCAGTAGTCAATCTATTAAGCTCTTCTGATAGCTGTTGCTCATAGACATCGCGTTCTGCTCTTGCTCTTGATGCCCAGTTTCCGAGATAGGTATATATTCCTGATAATCTTCCTCCTGCTCTTAAAAGTTCTGATTCTGACATTTCGTCTAACTTCTTGTTTATAACCCAGTCAGCTATATCAAAGACATTTCTGATTAAAGGATCTGTTGCCTTGAAGTCTTCTACACTCATTATGTTTGAAATGGTGTTAGAGACTTTTTGATTAAATTGTTGAGTTAGTTCTTGAGGTGTCATAATAAATAATTATTTATTATTTCTTCTATTCCTATCCAAGCTTTTTTAACTTTTGGATATAAACTTATAAAATCTTTAACTGTTCTTGTTGTTTCAAAAACTTTTATCTCTCCTGTTAATCCATTGTCGTCTGTTTTAATCCAGTAAAGATATATTTTCTCTGGAAGCTTTTTGTATGTTAACCAGATGAATAAAGCGTAAAATGTTAATTGCTCTGCTTTATCTACCTTGCTTTGTGTCCACGCTGTTTTTCCTGTCTTATATTCGTGTATTGTAAGTGGATCTTCATCAAAACCATCTAAACTTCCAAGCATTGGTATTCCCTCCCACTCCACTCTAAACTCTTTTTCTCTATGTTTTGGAGTGGGAAGTTCTAATTTTATAAGAGCAATTTCATCATCTCTTATCTCATCGCTTTCCATTGCTTCTGCAAATATCTTTCCTAATTCTAGTCCTTTATTGTTTAGCTTTATTCCTCTTAGGTATATCTTTTCATACTGACCAGAATTAAAAGCTTGATATTGAGAATAAGAGATGTAGTTCTTCATTCGCATACTTTTTCTTGCTCTTCTAATTTTCTGAGCATTACGTTTTTCTGTTCCTCAGTATAAGATTTAACATTGTTAACCCAACTTCTAAACTCTTCAATCTTTGCTTTTGTTTTAATCTTTTCTATTTTTTCGCACACTTCTCCAACCATTAAAACTTTCTTTTGTTCTGTCTTAATTGATTTAATATCTCCTTTTTGTTCTTTGTTATCTTCATCAATTGTCTTTTCAAAAGCTTGTTTACCTACTCCAAAGAAAGCAGCAGTCTTTTTAAGAGCATTGGTGGCTGATCCTTTTAGTGCATCTGTAATTGTAGATGATTGATGTCCTCCAAACTCTGTATGAGATATGTCTGATTTAATTCCATACTTATCGTTTGTAAAAATAGTTATTGTTGTCTTCCCTGTTATTGTAAAGAACTTACCACCACTTTTATAAGAACCTTCTCCTCTTTCCATTTCTTCAAATGTCCAATTCCAACCACCTATTCCTAGAACCTCATTAAAACGATTGACGATAAACTGATAGCCATAACCAGTAGTATCATAACCTTTTTTTGTTTGTTCTTTGCTTGATCTTTGTATTCCTATTTCTGGAAGTGGTGCTGATAGTAAATCATATAATGTTGGCTCTTTTCTTGTTTCTGTTTTTGTTTTTTCTGTCATAATTTTATCTATTAACTATTATTTCTTCTTCTACTAATTCGCAACCACTAACTTTTATTCCTGCGAGTAAAGCTTCTTTAATTGCTTGTTCGTCTGGAACTAAGAATTGTCTTTCAATCTTACTTGCGTCTACAATCTTTAATCTCTTAATCTTTCTTGTAGGAATTGCATCTATCTTCTTCTCGGTATTCGCTACAAGCTTTGTTGCTTCTTCAAAAGTTGCACCTGCTTCAATCTTTGATTGTGCTTCTGCTTCTCTTTCTCTTTGTTCTTGTAAAAGCTTCGTGTTGTATCTTAAAACCTCACCTTTAAGATAAGTTTCAATAACATCAATCTTATCTTCTATTGGCTTGAATAATGCTCTAGTATTTTTAAGAGCTTCATTAAGAGGTTTTACTACACTATCTTTTTTTTCTTGAACAATCTTCTTAATTTCTTTTACTTGAGTAAGTGATGACTTAGCTTGATCAAGTGTTGGCTGACTATTAACTTTTATTCTTGAGTTATCAGCTAAAGTCATTGCCTTTTCTTCAGCTATTTTAATAGCTTCTTGTGTGTTTAATTCTATAATTGTTTTTGTCATAATTTTAATTTATTTAATTGATTATCCGACCTTTGTTATTTTCATTATACTCCTGTCTTATTTTTTGTCAAGTTTATTTCCATCTTGGCGATCCAGTTATACATTGCTGACCTTGTAACACCGAATACTATTGCTATCTCTGCTACTGGATAACCTGCATCAATTAGTGTCTGTATCATCTCTTTTTTTAGTCGTTGTTTTAGGTTCATATTTTTAGTTTTAAAATGGTATTTCGTCTAAGTTAATTTCTTGATCATCTTCAACTACTGGAATGTCATCTTTTTCTTCTCTAGTGATTGGCTCTCCATACTCCTCGTTAAGTGCGTTCTCTGTTGATTGCTTTGCCGACCTTTCCTCTTTTGTTTCAGGATTGTATTCATCAATAGCAACCCAATGAGTTTTGCCATATTGGTCTTTTGCTTTCTTTTTGCCGATTATTAGATTGATATAGTTCTTGCCATTTTTGGCTTGTTTAGCATATTGTTTTACGTCTTCTAAGGAAAAGCTGATTGCTATGTTGCCATATTGACCTATTTCTCTGCCTGTTCCTACAAATGTTTTTTCATTGTTCATATATTTCATTTTTTTATTATACTTTTATCTATTAAATGTATTTGATTCTTTTTCTTTATTATTTTCAAACCACTCTTTGTTTCTTTTGATAATTTCTTCTTTAGTCATTTCATCATCTCCTAAATAAAGAACCTCATATTCACCAAATCTTTTTTTCCATTCCTCTCGCCTTTCTGGTCTTTGTCCTTCTAAATCTCCACGAGCATAACCAGCACTTGAACAAAAATGACTTGCTAAATGTTCTCCATCGTCTGCAACTAAATTATAAACTCCTTCACCACTTCCAATTATGTATAGTTTTTTCATACTTCTTTGCTTATTAAATTATTTATATCTCCTTTAACCCTTGTAATCTTTTATTTATAATGTCTATGTATTTTTTATCTTGCTCTATCATTATGAATTTCCTACCTAGTTCCTTACAAGCTAATGCTGTAGTTCCTGAACCTGCAAAGGGGTCTATTATTATATAATCCTCTGGGAGTATTGCTATTATTCTTTTCATTACTTCAAGTGGCATTTGGCAAGGATGTTCCGTTTTATCTTTTGATACATTTTTTACTTGATTTATCTCCCACCAGTCATATAACCTTGCTCTTTTTCCATCCGCAATTCTTTTAGCAATTCTTTTATCTGTAGGATTTTTGTAATCTTGACCATATTTTTTGAAATCTGGTTTTACTCCAAAGAAGGCAATATCTCTATGTTGTTTTGCTGTATTAGAATTATAAACCCAAGAAACTACCTTCTCTGGGAAATAACCAACTTGAAATGCTATCTTGTAAATTTCTTCTGGATAATGAATTACAACAAACTTGCTATACTGGAATACTTCTTGAAGCATTTGATAATACTCATCTGAACCCATGTTGTCGTTGTAGTCGTTGTAGTGATAGCCAACATTAAAAGGTGGATCTGTGACAACAATAAACTTACCATTTAATTGTTTATTTATCTTTGCCATTTCTTCTGTCGCATCTCCTTGTATTACTTTATTTAACATTTCCTCTATCTTCATATATTTAATTCTTTTAAAAGTTCATCTAAATATTCCTTGTATTTTCATAATAGTTTTTCTTGTTTATTCTCTTCTTCATATGCTTTAATCCTTGCTTCTGATATTTTACAATACTCTGGGTCTAAATCTATTCCGATATAATTAAATCCTTCTAATACACAAGCACAACCTGTTGAACCCGAACCATTGAAAGGGTCTAATACTGTTCCACCCTTTGGAGTTATAAGTCTGCATAAGTATTGCATTAGTTTTATAGGTTTGACTGTTGGGTGGTTGTTTAATCTTGTTGGTGTTTTAATGTCTTCGTTTTCTCTTGGAGCATTACTTCTTATTCCTATTTTCTCCTCTAACCCCTCACACCCCTTATTCCTTTCACTCTTACTTGCCTTTGCTTGGTAGATTATAGATTTGAAGAAACGAGAAGCGTTACCTGAATCGTTAAAACCTTCGTGATAACCATCTCTTGTTGTTTTACTTTTATTAAAAGCATTTCCACCATAAGGATTAAAGTTATTGTGCTTCTGGCTTGACCAACCTTTTGCTTCTGGAAAACACTCTCTTACTTCTTCACAATCTTCCAAGATTAAGTTAGCAGGGAAGCGACCAAGA